TGACAACGGCGTACAGACAAAGAGCCCAGGACTACAGAACAGTGGTCAAGCAGGTATGGACAGCAAGCCAGTTAAATTTGGCAGCGCAGACGAAAAAGGTCGTCCAGCCCCAACAGCAAAAGATGTTGATGGCGCATCTAAGTTTAAGAATGCACCAGGACATAAATCGCAAGACTTATCAAATGCACCAAAGCCCGTAACAAAGGATGGTGCGGCTTATGATAAGAGTCCAGTAGCGAAGTAAGGAACTGAGACCAAATGGCTTTGTATCTCAGAGAAAACTTGACATTCGACCGTGCAAACATGGTCGTGGAATCCGTCAAGGAAGAGGGCGCTGATTTTAAGACCCTCTACATGAAAGGTATTTTCATTCAGGGCGGGGTAAAAAACGCAAATGAGCGTGTTTATCCCGTCAATGAGATTGAAAATGCTGTAGATACACTTAACAAGCAAATTACAGAAGGTTATTCCGTATTAGGGGAAGTCGATCACCCCGATGATCTAAAAATCAATTTAGACCGTGTAAGTCACATGATTACAAGCATGTGGATGGATGGTGCTAATGGTTTTGGAAAACTAAAGATTCTACCAACTCCAATGGGACAACTTGTCCGTACAATGTTGGAGTCAGGTGTAAAACTAGGCGTATCCAGTCGTGGATCAGGTAATGTAAACGATATGGATGGTCGTGTCAGTGATTTTGAAATTATCACTGTGGATATTGTCGCTCAACCTAGCGCACCAAACGCATATCCCAAAGCAATTTATGAAAGTCTCATGAACATGAAGCACGGACATAAAGTGTTAGAGATTGCTAAGGAAGTTGGTGGTGACAAAAAAGTAGAGAGATACCTGAAAGAGGAAGTAATGCGCCTCATCAAGGATCTCAAATTATAAAGGGGATAAAGCATGTTTGATGCTATCAAACCATTACTTGAAAGTGGGTTAATCAAAGAGGATACTGCCCAGGCTCTAAACGAAGCATGGGAAACAAAACTCAATGAGGCCCGCCAAAAAGTCCGTGCAGAACTACATGAAGAGTTCGCACAACGTTATGAACATGACAGAATGGTGATGGTAGAAGCCCTAGATAAAATGATGACTGAAAGCCTTTCAGAAGAACTACAAGAATTCCATTCTGAAAGACAAGCAATGAACGAAGACCGTGTCAAGGCTCAGTTGAAACTACAGGAAAGTGCAACAAAATTCAATGATTTTATGGTTACTAAATTAGCCGAAGAAATCCGTGAACTACGTGCAGACCGTAAGGTTCAAGTAGAAAATCAACAGAAACTTGAAAAGTTTGTTACACACGCCCTAGCCCGCGAAATTAAAGAATTCGCAGTGGATAGACAAGCAGTTGTAGAAGCAAAGGTCAAGTTAGTTGCCGAAGGCCGCAAACAATTAGAAACACTTAAGCAGAAGTTCGTTGCTGAGAGTGCTAAAAGAGTTAGCGGCATTGTCACAAGTCACATTAAGGGTGAACTATCAACACTTAAGGAAGACATTAAACAGGCTAGAGAAAATAACTTTGGACGTAAGTTGTTCGAAGCATTTGCAAGCGAATTCAGTGTAACTCATTTAAATGAGAAGGCTGAAACTCGTAAGTTAATGCAAGCACTTGCAGAAAAAGAACAGAAACTAGCCGAATCTGCTACTAAAATTGCGCATGCGCAAAAGTTAGTAGAGAGTAAAGAGCGTGAGGTACGCATTATTAAGGAATCATCTCAGCGTGAAGAGGTACTAGGAGATCTTCTAGCACCATTAAACGAAGAGAAAGCCGCAGTAATGAAGACCTTACTTGAAAGCGTTCAAACTGCAAAGTTAAAGAATGCTTTTGATAAGTATCTACCAGCCGTTCTTAACACTGGTTCAGAAGTCTCAGCAAAGCCTGCAAAGGCAGCGTTGACTGAATCTAAAGTTGTTACAGAAATGACTGGTGATAAATCTGCCAAGAAGATTGAAGAAGTCGATCACGATGCTAAAGACAACGTTATCGAAATTAAGCGTCTGGCAGGGCTTTAATATCAAGACATAGTTTAGGAGAAATAATAATGTCAAAAGTACTATTAGAAAGCCGTTGGGACGAGACCAAAGATGCCCTGTTAGAAGGCTTAAAAGGCACTCGCCGCTCAACAATGGGTGTTATCCTCGAAAACACTCGCAAGCAGTTACTATCTGAATCAACAGCAGGTACAACTACTGCAGGTAATATCGCAACACTAAACCGCGTGATTCTTCCAGTAATCCGTCGTGTTATGCCAACAGTTATCGCTAACGAGTTGGTTGGTGTTCAGCCAATGACCGGCCCAGTTGGTCAGATTCACACTCTACGTGTTCGCTATGCGCAGTCATTGACTGACAACTCAGCAGCCGCTACTTCTGTAACTGCTGGTGAAGAAGCATTGTCACCATTCAAGATTGCACAGGCATACTCACGTGTTCCTTCAAGCACAACAAGCACTAACTTCTACACTGGTGCTGATACTGCATCACTTGAAGGTAACGGTGGTAAGCAGATCAGCGTACAGATTCTACGTCAGGCTGTTGAAGCCAAATCACGTAAGTTGCAAGCACGTTGGACATTTGAAGCCGCTCAGGACGCACAGTCACAGCATGGTATCGATGTTGAAGCAGAAATTATGGCTGCTCTAGCACAAGAAATCACTGCTGAAATTGACCAAGAAATTCTCTTGTCATTGCGTACTCTTGCTTCAACAGAGTTCACATACAACCAGGCTACAGTATCAGGTACTGCTACTTACGTTGGTGACGAACATGCTGCCTTAGCAGTTCTAATCAACCGTGTTGCAAACTTGATTGCACAGCGTACCCGTCGTGGTGCTGGTAACTGGGCAGTTGTATCATCAGCAGCCTTGACTGTTCTACAGTCAGCAACAACTTCTGCATTCGCACGTACAACAGAAGGTACATTCGAAGCACCAACTAACACTAAGTTCGTTGGTACATTGAACGGTGCTATGCGTGTATTCGTTGACTCATATGCTCCAGATACTCAGCCAGTATTGGTTGGTTATAAGGGTTCAAGTGAGACTGACGCAGCCGCATTCTACTGCCCATACATTCCATTGATGAGCAGTGGTGTTGTTCTAGATCCATCAACATTCGAACCAGTCGTATCATTCATGACACGTTATGGTTACATCGAATTAACAAACACTGCGTCATCATTCGGTAACGCGGCTGACTACGTTGGTGAGATTGCTGTTCAGAACCTAACATTCCAATAATAAAATCTTCTTTCGGGATGGGAAGGCAACTAAGCGCACTTTATGTGCGCTTTTTTGTGGCTAAATAAAATATGTCCGAAATCCTATATACCCTCATATTAACACATATTACAATATTATGTGTCACGTTATATCTTCACAGAAGTCAAGCACACAAATCTGTAGAATTTAATCCAGTGATATCTCACTTCATGCGTTTTTGGTTATGGCTAACCACAGGCATGGTTACTAAACAGTGGGTCGCTACACATAGAAAACATCATAGATACACGGAAGAACAAGGTGATCCTCATAGTCCTCACGTATACGGAATTTATAAAGTATTGTTCAAAGGTGCTTTTCTATATAACGATGCCGCCAAAGATAAAGACATGGTTAAACAATATGGAGTTGGAACTCCCGATGATTGGATAGAACGTAATCTTTATAGCAAGTATTCAAGGCTAGGAATTACTTTGCTATTGTTCATAAATTTACTTTGGTTTTCCTATTGGGGATTCTTAATTTGGGTCATACAAATGATTTGGATACCTTTTTGGGCTGCCGGAGTCATTAACGGTATAGGACATTATTGGGGATATCGTAATGGTGAAACTAAAGATCACAGTAGAAACATTAGTCCTTGGGGCATTATTATCGGTGGCGAATGCTTGCATAATAACCATCATTTGGATCCTGCTAACCCTAGATTAAGTAGACGTTGGTTTGAGTTTGATATCGGATGGATGTGGATCACAATACTACGAAAATTACAATTAGCGACAGTTAGATCCTAACATAAATTTGTGCAAATACTCAGCAAGTATCTTGTGTCCCTTAACGTTTAAATGATATCCGTCAGGATAAAAGTATTCTTGTTGTTGATCTTTTAATGTATTCATGTAAATCCTACTCTCATAGAATTTTTCAATACATTCCTCATCAAATTTTGACAAGTAATTGTCTAATCGTGAACCTCTTAATTGCATACTCCAATATACAACTTGTTCTTCTCTAAAATTAGGATAGAACATCTCTCTTATACTTGGTATTAAATTAACAATGTTCTTATGATTTAACAATTCACTGTTAATTTTGT